AATAGATAATGGACAGGTTGGGGATGCTATTTATTTCGGTATGGATGAACCTTTCTCAGCCATTCGTTTAAATCTTACTGATGTTCTTAGTTCGTCGTCTGCCGGATATTCTGCTATTGTATATGAATTTTTTCGAGGGGAAACGGTTGATGCTTGGCGTACTATAACTCAATTTGATGAAACAGGTGATTTTACTACAAGTGGTTTTGGTGAAGTAACTTTCGATAAACCTTTTGACTGGAAAACGTGTCAGCCAGGAATTAAAGAAGCTAATGCTACCGATCAAAGTTTTGGCAAGACTGCTTATTACGTAAGGGCTAGATTAGCTACTAATACTAGTACTCCAGCTACTTCTGCTGCTAAGATAGGTCAAGGATTTGTTGGTCCTAATTTTTGGCATCCCGGTATGGAAGTAGGCACATTATCTGGAGTGGACTCAGTTAGGCATTCAGATCCAGCTACTTATGGGTTATCACTTACAGAGCATGAAAATACTGGAAGTCAAAATTATTCTATTATTGCATATGCTTTAAATGACAGACCTATTGAGTTTGTTAATAAGGTAAGTGTTAGAGGTCGTAGTGGGGCTTATGGTGTAGCGGAAGATGCTACTAGTATTGCAACTTATGGGCTAGTTAAAGAACGTTTAGTTGATGATTCTTCTTTAAGTAATTCTTTACAATGTGAGACTAGAGCACGAGCATTACTGGAGCAATTTAAACCGGGAGCTACTAGTAGTTTTAGGGAATGTAAAATTAAATTGGCAGAAGCTCCAGTTTATTCAGTATTAAATCGTCCTCAATTTTTACGAGCAGGGGATAGAGTTAACGTTACTATTGATACTGAAGCGATTACTAATGAAAAATGGTTGGTTTACTCTATTTTTTGTAAATATGGTGAACATGTAGGTTGGGAATGTAATTTAACCTTGTTTAGAGATATGACGACAGTTTTTGAACCCGGATCACCAGAACGTCGTTTACTTAGAGATTTAGTAACTAGATCTAGAGAGACTGCCAATGCCGTCTTCCAACCGTTAGATAAAGCAGTAGTAAGTGGTTTAGATTTCCTACCAGAAGGTCCTGGAAGGTATGTTGGTCGAGAAGAATATGGTCCGGTTGGGACTGGTTATGGTATTTATAACTCTGGTGGTGGATCAACCGCTGATTGGGTTAATGAATTTAGATGGACTAGAAAATTATATTCAAATCATCGTACTAGAGAATCTTTAGATACTAATCTTCTTCATATAGACCATTTAGGTATTTCTCCAGCTGAAAATGAGGTTGCTACTGGTGGTGCTGGATTATCTTTTATTGGACGAGATCGCAATACTAGTAATAGATATGGAAGTTCCGGCTCTTCAGATTTCCATCCTGGTACTAATGAGGCTACGTTATATTTAAAGAATTCTGCCACGTTGAATGAGGGTACTGGATTATATTTGGCTCATAGGGATATTTTCAACAGTGGAGCTACTTATGATGAGTGGACTACGGATACCCCTAAGATTCAAGCAGAGGTTATGACTGGGTTTACTGGGTTTGTTGACCACGTTACTTTGGATGCTAATGCTAGATTTACTATTAATCTGCCAGCTTTAGAGTCGGCTCCGTTGGTTTTTGCCTCAATTTGTGGGCATGAGGGGATTTCGGGAACTCCAGAAAATGCTACTAACTCTGCGTGTAATGTATACCGTTGGACTACTAGTGGCGGTAAATATACAGCCGTTGAGATGCAAGTGGTTAATTATCTTAATGGTGCATATACTGGTGCTGGGTCATACTCAATAACGGCTATTGGTACTGGTAATCCAGGGACAATTACTACTACAGGCAATATGCCTAATGGTAGAGGTGTTTTTATAGCGCAAACGAATTCAACTCCTGCTATTGATGGTATTTACCATTTATCTAATAAAACAGGAAGTAGTCCGTATACGTATACTTTAACTTCTGTAAATACATCGGTATTTCCACACAATGTTACTGGTGCCGGAACTACTGGATTGATTATGTCTATGGGGCATGGACATATTGTTACCCAAGCATATGCTAACGACTATTCGGATGATGCCCCCGCTATTGGTGTCATGTACATGGTTATATTTAATTCTGGTAAAAATACTACGGGGCTGAATTCCCACTTTAGTCAAAATCACACTAATCATGGATAGACGATATGCAAAGTAATCCATATTTACTAAATCCTGAATATGACTTTATGGTTCGCATTCGTATAGATGCTGATTTATCGAATTTAAAGGTATACTACGTCACTAATGATTCTAGGAAGTACACCATTGTCGCCACTAATTATGAAGAGGCTTTAGCTGTAGCAGGCTTTACAGCGGAAGATACTACTAAGAATGATGAGGGAGTTTACTGAAGCCATTTTATAGCTATAAAAGTGACTATTGACTTCACTATAGAGCTTCTGGTATAATACGGTCATAGTAAAAAGAAGAAGAGAGAAATATGGCACCTGAGGAAATTGAACGTACTTTAATAAGTTCACTAAAGACTCCAGATCATTTACAAATATTACGACAAAAATATCGGATAACTCAGCAGCATTTCGCTTACTATCAAGACGAAGCCACATTCGTTTGGGACTACATTGAGGCATGGGGCAAGGCTCCTGACCTCAACTTAATGACCGCTTCCTACCCCGATTTTCCGTATACTCCCACGGATTCGTTTGATTACATAACTGAAATTTTTCGTAAGGATTATGTTCGACGTGCAGCTTTCCTGGCAATAGAAGCGCATGAAGATGCGATAAACCAAGATGCAGAAGTTGGTATTGTCGGAGTAATCTCTACACTGCAAGCGTTACTGCGTCACGATGATAGCATTCGCTGTGTTATTGATGCTGATGCAGAAAAGCGGTTTCAGAACTATAAAGATCGGGCAGATGGTATTAGTAAACAACGAATGTGGTGGGGAATTGAGCCATTTGATAATTTTCCCGTTATGATTTTAAAAGGTTATCTTATTGGAATTCTTGCCAATACCAAAGTTGGTAAAAGTTGGTTAGGATTAAAAATTGCTCTAGCAAATTATCTTAAAGGGTCTAGAATTACGATTATTTCTCCCGAATTCAATAGGGAGGACATGGAAGGTCGGGTAGATACCATTTTGGCCCATGAGATAGGTCTTCCAATCTCTCATGAAAAATTAATGACAGGTGTTCCTGGCATTGAAGAAAACTATAAAAAGTACTTGCAGACTATGGATAAGAAAAATCTAGTTTTTCATCTGGCTTCGACTACTAGTAAAATCACTGTATCATCAATTGCTCAAATCATTAAAACGGATAAACCAGATATGGTGTTGATTGATGGTATTTATCTAGTTAAGGATGAAGATCAAGCTCGTACTTCTTGGGAAGCAATGCAAAACAAATGTTCAGGTTTAAAGGCGTTGGCTACAGAGGCTAATGTAGCACTTGTAGTCACAAATCAGTCTGGTAGAGAGCGAAATTCAGATGAAAATTCTTCAACACCTGCAAAGGCGGATAACGTGGCCTACGGATATGATTTCAATAGGCTGGTTGATATTTTGGTTACAATCGGCAAGTCTTTGGTTAATCCTACTGTCCGTGAAATTGCTATCCCTCTTATCCGTAATGGTAGGGATGTGCATGGTTCTTACGAAATTACGTTTGATACCGATGTGGGTAATATCGGTAATTCCCTTGCAAAAGTGCCTTCAATGTCTTTGGCTGGTATCAGTTTTTAGTGTATACGTGTCTATTAGTGCAGGGTTTGTTTATGGTGGATATTTACTAAGTAGTTATTCAATTTATATAGGTATATGGTCTGGTATTCTAGCGTTTTCATTATTTACGTCGATTGTATTGTTTATCACGTTACGAGTTATGCAACAAGTTAAAGGTCGAGAATCTGCCTAAGTATATGAATACTATAGCTGACTTTTTACAGGAATCTGGATTTGTTATTTCCAAAACTTATGGAGATGAAATACTTGCCTATTGTCCATGGCATAGTGATCGTACAGCAAGTCTAGCTATCAATCCTAAAAAAGGCTGGCAATGTTTTGCTGGTTGTGCTAAAGGTCGAACTATTAAAACTTTATTGGAGAAATTGGAACCGGGAAAGAATCTATATCAGTATTTCATAGATAAGTTTCCTTCTTACTATCTCAAAGAGTATACATCTAGACCAAAAGTTAAGCCTGATGCAACTAGATATGATGTAGAAGAGTTACCATCAGCTGTTGATAATCCATATTTAATGCAACGAGGAATCACTAATCAAACAATTAATGATTTTAATATCAAATATCACATAGCGTACAATAGTATTATCGTTCCCATTTATCAACATGGGAAACTCGTAGGTAGTGTTCAACGTAATATCACCGGGAATCCAAAATATGTTAATAGCTCTGGTATGGATCGTGATGCAATCACGTTCCCACTAGATAAAGTTCAACCAAAGGATGGAAGAATAATTTTGGTTGAGGGGCTATTTGATGCAATTAAAGCTCATCAAGAGGGGGTGACCAATACATTATGTAGTTTTGGGGGATATGTATCTCACGCACAGGCTAGGAATCTAGGCTCATTAACTAGAACGGTAGTCATATGTCCTGATAAAGACATATCGGGCCTTAAAATGGCTCTCAAGACCGCCAACATACTATTAAAACTTGGTCTGAAGGTTGAGTATACGTTTGCCCCTGGATTCGCCAAAGATTTTGGTGACGTAAAGGATTTTTCGAAACTAGAATATCATTCACATTGGAAACTCAAAACACTTAAAAAAGATCTTAATTATTTTATGGAGAGGTCATAATATGCCACTGATAAACAAAGGTATGTTCAATAATCAAAGTTTTGGTAACGAGAACTCTGGCTCTAGTGATTTTCGCAATCCTAAATCAATCTTGCGTAATACCGTTAGAATTCGCCCTGGAGAACATGCGGTTCTACGATTTATCACGGATTTTGGGAATGGGGATATGTCACGATTTCATGGAATCCCACAGATGACTGCAAAAGGACAGCCTTATACGTCATATGAGTATTGTAGTCGGCTGAATCTTAATGAATCTGGACCTATCATTACTACTCCATGTGAACATTGCACGTCAGGGGATGAAAAGATTGCTAAGTCCACTTCTCGGTATCTGGCGTGGGTGATGCACTATGGCACATATCATGTGGAACAGAATCCTTTTCTAGATCGGGATGGTCAAGAAGCATGGGAACAAATGAAGATTGGTAATAGAATCTTCTTTCGTGAAGCGGTCAAGAAGCCCCAACTCCTTAATACTTCATATACGTTATTCAAAAATATTGAAGATAAGTGGGATCGGTATTCCACGTTGTTAGGACGGACTTTCGATTACATTTCGACTCGTCCCTCTAATATTACTCAGTACTCTCTTGAAGTTTCAGATATGACTCTTCAAAATGATTTTTCTCAAGAAATCCTAGATATTGAGAATGATCTACCTGATTTGGAACAGATTGCTGCTAAATTAATTGTGGAATTGGATTTGATATCCGTGGGTACAGAAACGGATGAAATGGCAAAAGAACAGGTCGAAGATGCTTTTACTAATATGGCTAATATGAAGGTTGAGGGGCTATAAAAATGGCTAAAGTAACTGTTGAATTGGCTCTAACACTCAAGATGGCTTCGGGCGGGGGATATAATTTCTTTCGTCCTTCCATCTCCATTGCTGATATAGATACGGAACAAGATGCGGCACCGCAAATTGAACGTGCTTTAGAAGTGGTTAATGAGGCATGGGCTGAAGTCGAGGACTCGATGTCTAAAATCATCACTTCGTCTGATGTAGCGGAAAATGAATCTTTGCTGGTTGAATTGGGTAGGCGGATGTCTACTATGGAAAAACAACTTGCCACTGTAGCTGATGGCAAGGTGCAAGGGTTTTAATGGTCGAAGTCAATCGTAGTATCTTGGAGCGGAAGTTGATTACAATCTCTTCCGCTCCACGGTCTAATTCCTCTTTTTCTCCGTTATTAGGACAGTATACTGGCAAAGGTACATTAACATTTTGGCAAGATGGCTACATGCCGATTTGGGATAGTGTGGATGTAGTTGGGGAGGATGAGTTTACTTTTTCTGTAGACCCTTCTGTTTTTCATACTATAGTTAGTGGTTTTAAAAGTGAAGTAGTGGATTTAAAGGTTAATAGTAAAGGATCCATTATCATTCAGTCTGGTAGATCTAAAGTAACAATTCCGTTTATAGATGGCCCTTTCGATGAAATTCCAGACATGCCAATAGTTGAGACTAGTTGTACCGTAGGGCGTGATTTTTTACATGCGTTAGCAAAATCTAAGGATTTTGTCTCTAAGACCTCTGAAAATATGAGCTTGACCTATACTTATATAGGTAATAGAGATGGGAAATTTTTCATCACAGCATCTGGAGCTATCTACCAATATGCTACGACAATTCCGTTTAGCGGTGAGATATTACCGGAATTGATAGTCCCGGCTGAATATGCTTCGGTAGCATTAAGGTTGTTTCCCACTGAAGATGTACAAATGGGAGTAACGGATAAACAACATCTTGTTATGTTCGTGAATTCAACATTAATTTCTACTCGTACTTGGAATGAAAAATATCCTAGTGGGATGTATCAGGCTATAGATATGGAAGGTGAAGTTATATTCACCGCAAATAAACGTAAGATTTTAGAATCTTTACGTTTGGCTTCACAAACCACCAAAGAAAATATGATTGGACTTAGTGGGATTCAGGATGAATTAGATTTATATATTCCGAATGCCACGATGGAAGCGGATTTAATAGTTGAAGATGTAAAGATTGTAAACGAGTTTCCTCGGACTTACTTTTCTTTACCTTTCTTAATTAAATGTATTAATATCTTTGATGAGGAAACTATTAATGTAGAAATTTTATCCCAAGGAAATGGAGCATTTAGAATTGGTACAGGCACAGAAGAAGTTACCGTCTTACAACCTATACAATACGACGCACCTTGATGATGTTAGGGATTCAATCCTAAGCAGCCAAGATACTTTTGTCGCTGTCGATACAGAAACGACAGGATTGGATTGGACTACTAATAAAGCATTTGGTGTATCTTTAGCATGGGATGACCATGGCATATTTATTCGTAACACGGATTTTGGAGCCGATAATATTGGTAGACTGATGAATGAGTTATTCTCATCTACTGAAAAGACGTTTGTTTTTCATAATGCAGAGTTCGATCTCCATATGATGAAGGCAACGTATGGCACTAATCTACCTATTAATCTTTTAGACACTATGCGTCTGTCATATGTTGCTGATCCAAGTTCTAAACACGGATTGAAAGACCTAGGAGAGATAGCGTTTGGGCCTGATGCAGGGGCTGCGGAAGATATAATCAAAGAATACATCCGTAAATATAGATTAAAGGGTTATCATCAAGTCCCACCGGAATTTATGGATCCTTATGCTGTATTAGACACTGTCTTAACTAAGGCATTAGCTCATCTCTATATGGATGCTCCAAGATCCTCTGAGGAACGCCAAATAACTAATCTGGAACATGCCCTAATCCCTATAATTTTTAGAATGGAAGAAAATGGTTTACGTATTAATACAGAATATGTAAACAAAATGATAAAAGAATACCGTGTGGAACAACGAGTCATTCAAGATAAGCTCTATCAGATTGTAGGGTTTCCTCTTGAGTTTAATTCTAATCAGCAATTGGCTTCTTATCTTTATGATACGTTAAAGATAAAGCCTTCTAAATTAACTGAGACTGGACAACGAAGTGTTAATGAGAAGACTTTAGCGAAAATCAAACATCCGATTGGTACACCAGTAGCGGAGTTAGTATTACGTAACCGTAATTTAACTAAATGGTCTAGTACATATCTGGAGCCATATAAAGATATTCAAGGGCGAGTTCATCCACATTGGAATGCTATGGGTGCTCGTACTGGTAGATTTTCTAGTAGTTCTCCAAATATGCAGAATGTCCCTAAAACTCTTAGACGCACCTTTATTCCTGATACTGAGTTTTATGACTTTGATTATTCTCAGATTGAATTACGCATAGCAGCAGCTGTTTCTAATCAACGCAATATGATTCAGTCGTTTAAAGATGGAGAAGATTTACATGTTAAAACGGCATCTTTAGTTTTTCAAAAGGAATTGAGCGAAGTTACTAAAGAGGATCGTCGTATTGGAAAGACTTTGAATTTTGCATCGCTTTATGGGGCAGGTATTAGTAAGTTAATGGGTGACCTGGAGATATCTAGAGCACAAGCTGGATTACTTTTAAATCATTTGCATACGGCCTACCCACAATTACGAGCTAAAATACATTCTTGTGAATTAGAAGCCGAAAGAGAAGGGTATATCAAAACTGAGTTTCAACGTAAATTACCTATCGAATCTGGTCAAGGATATACAGCGTTTAATTATCTGGTTCAAGGTACTGCAGCAGACTTGATGAAAATCACGTTGTTACGTACTGCTAAGTATGTGGAAGCGGCAGGGGGAACGATTACTAATTGTGTTCATGATGAAATTGTCTTTGATAATCTTGAAGAGACAGCTATCAAAGACCTTCGAGAGATTATGGAAGATTTCAATTTAAAAGATACAGGAGTTCCAGTGGTAGCTGACCTGCAACGGTCTACAATATCATGGGGTGATTTGATTGATGGCTAGTGATATATCTGCAATTGTTAATATTATCAATAAACAATTAAAAACTAATTTGGTAGTTGGGGATGATGACGCATTAAATACGGTGCGTATTCCTACAGGAATGCCAGCATTAGATAATATGTTAGGTGGTGGCATACCACGACAAGCTGTAACCGAACTATTTGGTTATCAGTCTTCAGGTAAAACCTATATCAGTCAACGTATTATTGCTCATGCTCAAACATTAGGGTATAGCTGTGGTTTTATCGATGCTGAATTCTCTTATGATCCGATTTGGTCAGCTAATGTTGGTATCAATACTAAAGATTTGATAGTGTCTCGTCCTGATACCGGAGAACGTGCCTTAGATATTCTGCTGGCACTATGTGAACAAGGGGTGGACTTAGTTGTTCTAGACTCTATAGCGGCTTTACTGCCTACGGCAGAGGCAAAAGAGGGCATGGATCATCTAAGCATCGGTTTACAGGCTAGATTGATGAATCAGCTATTTCGAAAATTAGCTCCTGCTAATGATAAGACTGCTGTGATATTGATTAACCAAATTAGGGCTGGTATTGGTGGTTACATAACCCGTGATGCCCTTCCAGGAGGTAAAGGACAGGAATTCTTCTCACGAATTATGGTTCGTGTTAAGAAGGGTGAAACCATTGGTGACCAAAAAAGTCCACAAGGGTTTTTCATAGAAATGAAAGCGGAGAAGAATAAAACTTATACTCCTTTGCTAACGTCTAGTGTACCCTTCTATTACACAGGTCTACCTGATCCGATTTATGAGTCATTTATGATGGCTTCAGATTTAGATATAATTGTTCGTAGTGGCCCTCAGTATGCTTATCCTGATAAAAAAACTGGTGAAGTGTTATATAAAGCACTTGGGCGGGAGAAATTCTTACAATTAATGAAAGACAATGAAGATCTTAAAATATCAATTGAAGAGGAGATAAGGAGCAAAGTATGACCACTGTTAAAACTTTAGCAGAAGATTTACATAACATTCTACAATCTTTTGGTAGTATGTTAGAGGGTGTTTACCATATAGATGAAGACTTAGCGGCTGAGATAGCTGATAAGTTTTCTACTCGTCTTCATGATACTGCTAGGGCTATTTATGCTGACATGACTGCTGAGATTAGTGATGGTTTAAAGAAACCTCCCAAGAAGCGTAAACGGCGTAATAAGATTGTTGAACCTGAGGCTATGGAGCAACCTGATCGAGCTATTGGTGCTGAAGAGTTACCGGCGCAAGAGAATACGCTTCTTAATGTTTTGGATTCTGGTGATGTAGATTTGCTATCAGAGCGGTTACTGCAAACTGAACGAGTAACTTCTCGTGCAGGTGGCCCAAATACATCTAGTTGGGATACAGATAATCCTACTATGCGACGTATAGGTAAATGAGGCCAGAGCCTCGTAAAAAAGATACTCCTGAACAATTTATGATGGCAGAATGGGTTCGTGAGGCGGGTTTTGGGAGTATCTTAGAACAAGATTTTGAACCATATGTAGTAGATATATACATTCCAGACTTATTGTTGGCGTTGGAGATTGATGGGCCATATCATATGAAACGGCGTGATGAATCTAGGGATGAATATATACAAAGTAACTATCAAATAGAGATATGGAGATTCCCACTACAAGAAGTACGCAAGTCATTTAAAAATGAATTTATAACTAAATTGATAGCATATGCAGAGGAGCAAATAAATGCCTAAACTTAACCAGTTATTAAAAGATAGAGAGAAACATTGGATAGAAGCAACGTTTGATAATTACGACTTGACTCAACAACGAGAATCACACAAACGAACTCATTTTAGTCCTTCTCAAGCGCATTTATGTCCACGAGCATTGTACTATTACATGTTGGGCTATGAGCAAGACCCTATTCCTTCACAGAATCTTCGTCGTATGGGAATTGGTACGGTTTTTCATGAGTTTATTGAGAAGAAGTTAGTGAGCACAGGATTGATGGTTTCTTCTGAAGAAGAAGTTACGTATGAGGATCCTCCTATTAGAGGATTTTATGATGCCATAATTAAACGACCTATAGATGAGAAGAATGTTCTGCTTGAACTAAAAAGCATGGCAGAACCTAAAAATCCTAAATTTGCTGATTATTTACCTCGGCATGATCATTTAATCCAATGGAATCTATATTCGTTGATGACAGGAATAGATGAAGGTATCATTTTCTACATCAACAAAAATAATCAACAATATATCATCTGTGAAACAGAACGAAATGACTCTATCATTGAATCTACATTTGAGAAATTTAGACAAGTACAAGACTATCTAGACCGGGGGGAACATTATCCTTATCAACCAGATTGGAAACATGAATGGTGTAACTTTAGAAAGACTTGTGAAAAAGACTATTTCATAAAGGGGATGTAACATGGTTAAAGTCTCTACATTTTTACAAAAGACAGCAGAATTACATAATATTAATGTTCAGTTTCCTGTTCCAGAACGTCCTGACGGAAGCCATTCTTATCAATTCCCTCTTAATCCAGACCGTCTTGGTGATGGTCAAATAGAGGAATGGTTACTGTTTTTTGGTGCATGGCGAGGATACTTAGCATATCAAATTGCTAGTTTAGATGGTGAGTGGACAATCTTGTCTGAGGGTTATGATTTACTGTTATCTACTAAGATAGCTGAGTTAGAAAAACAATCTGATAAGCGTCTGCTTAAAGACTCATTGCGAGGTCTAGCGTTAGCTGAAGATGAGCAGCTTGAAACTCTTAAAATACGTGTTATTGAAATATCTGCAAAATTGAAAATCCTTAAAGGTAGATTGAATTTATACGAAGCTCAATTTGAAACGATAAGTAGAGTAGTTACTAGACGAGGCCAAGAACGTTTTAAATCATGAACGTTTACGGACTTGATTTAAGTACTTCTAAAATTGCCATCGCAAGCCTTTCCTTAGAGGGCTTCGACGTGGTAGAATTGACCTCTAAATCCCGATCTTGGGAGACTCGTCTTAAAGGGTTATATGAACAATTTCTTCCGTGGGTACAGAAACATGTTACTGCAGATGATCTTGTTTGTATTGAAGATATACCATTAGTCCAGAATCGTCAGTCTCTCATTAAACTGGTTCATGTATTAGCGATGTGTCGTGTTGTATTTATGCATCACGATATAGATGTCTTTACTGTAAATGTGAAGACTTGGAAGAAGGATGTTATCGGTGACGGCGGGGCAGATAAGGATAAGGTGAAGGCGATGGCTATAAAGATTATGGGACAAGATATTAGTAAGTTATCTCAAGATTCAATCGATGCCTTAATGATAGCGAAATGGGGTCAATTACGTGTCTCAACATAACTCATCGGGATATCCGCAGTTATATAACTGTTAATTAACGGTTTCGGGTTTGTGAATCTGAGGCACCGAAACCGTTTTTTATTTTGTAAAGGGAGTAGGAATTGTGAAAGCAGTGACATGGAATTTAACAGACCATGCTCTAAAAATATTAGAGTCTAGGTATTATTTAAAAGATAAGGATGGCGTAGCAATTGAAAATGCTGAAGGGCTATTTAATCGGGTAGCCAAGACTATAGCTGCAGTTGAATACAAGTATGGAGCTAGTGAGGAGGACGTTAGTAATTTAGAACAGAATTATTTTGATCTGATGTGGCGTTTGGATTTTCTTCCTAATAGCCCTACATTGATGAATGCTGGTACTGGGGCAGGCACTATGTCTGCATGTTATGTGATGGACATAGATGACAATATGTCTAGCATAATGGACGTTGCTAAAGATCAAGCCATGATTGAAAAGTTTGGCGGTGGTGTTGGATTCTCCTTATCAGGATTACGTCCTAAAGGTCATCCAATTCTTACTACTCAGGGTAAGGCGTGTGGTCCTATAAATGTTTTGAAGGTTCTTTCTCAAGTTGGAACCATGATTACCCAAGGTGGACGTAGAGATGGCGCACACATGGCTGTCATGGAAGTCTATCATCCCGATATTGAAGAATTTATACATTGTAAGAATATTGAAGGGCAAATCTCTAATTTTAATATCTCTGTTGGGGCTGATAGCACTTTTATGGCTGCTGTCCGTGCAGACCGTTATATCCACTTAGCATGGCCTTTAGACCGCACTTCGTATGAGTTCCCAGTTGAAGGTATGGATGGACGATTTATAGGGGCTACTGAGCTTTACAACTCCATTATCAAGGGGGCTTGGCTGAATGGAGAACCTGGAATGGTGTGGCTTGACCGTATAAATCAAGATAATGCCACTCCAGAATTGGGGCGCATCAATGCTACTAATCCTTGTGGAGAACAACCTTTACTTTCAGGTGAGTCTTGTAATCTTGGTAGCATTAATGTTGGTAATTTTATATCAGGTGTAGTCCCTGGAGCTTACACTTTCGATGAAGAACGGTTTGCTAAAGTTATCCCTTTGTGTGTTCGCTTTTTAGATAACGTGGTGGATGCTAATGTCCATCCTACTGAACATACGACTTTAATGAATCAAACTACTCGGAAGATTGGTTTGGGCATGATGGGGTTTGCTGATTTATTAGTACGACTTGATATTCCCTATGGAAGCGAGAAGTCTATAGAACTTGCAGACCATATCGGTTCTTTGTTGCAACAGACAGCTGATGCAACTTCGATGGAAATAGGACTGGAGAAAGGTAATTTTCCAGCTTTTGATAATTCTCCGTTAAATAAGACTAATGGAGGTAACTGGGCAGCTATGCGTAATGCATGGCGACTGTCTTTTGCACCTACAGGGACTATTAGCATGATTGCTAGTTGTTCTAGTGGGATTGAGCCACATTTTGATTTGGTTTTCACAAAGCATAATATGTCGGCAGCATTAGAAGGTGTTGAATTATTCTATATAAATGAAGATTTAAAAGAGCGTCTTAATATGTCTTCGGAAGACATTACAAATTACCTTAATGAAGGTCATAGCATTGATGGATTGATGGATAAACATCTTCGTGAGATTTTTATCACTAGTGATGCAGTTCCTTATGATTGTCATGTAAAGATGCAAGCTACTTTCCAACAATATGTAGATTCTGGTATTTCTAAGACTATTAATCTTCCTAATGAAGCAACAGAATCAGATATTGCTCAAGCTTATGATCAAGCATGGGAATTAGATTGTAAAGGTATAACTGTATATAGGCGTGGTTCTAGAGAGCGAGAAGTACTAGTGTCTAATCTTCCTACTGTACCTAACGTTGCTGGGACTTCCACTGTTACGCCTAGATCTCCAAAGCTAGTAGGCTCTACTGAAGCTGTGTCTACTGGACACGGTAAGATGTATGTAACGGTAAATTATCATAAAGATCAAGTGTATGAAGTTCTTGCTCAAACTGGTAAAACAGGCAAATGTCACGCCGCTAATACTGAAGCGATGGGGCGTTTGATTTCTATTGCTGTTCAATATGGTGTACCAGTAGAAGTTATTACAAAACAATTGTTGGGAATCACTTGTTGCCCTGTATGGAACAACGGTAACATGGTCTTGTCTCTAGCAGATGGAATTGGTCAGGTACTGGCTAGTTCTAGTGGAGTATCCATTCATGCGAATGGGCATGGTGATGCCACTACACTAGAAAACTTTAGCGAGATAGTGGTCGGTGGGTCACGGTGTCAAGAATGTGATGGAACAATGATAGTGGCTGAAGGTTGTTCGCACTGCGTAGAGTGTGGATTTTCTAAATGTGGCTAATTGGATATTAGTTTTTTACAAGTAAAAATGTAACATGGCTATATCTTTATCAAAATTAACAGCCCTGGAAGCTGCGTTAGAGTATCTGCTTAAAGCTGCTCCTGGGGAGAAGCTTGAGTATCTTGCCCCTGGAGAAAAACCTCCAGGCGAGATTCCAATACGTACTACTCGCCGTGGGGCTAGAGGGTATTACCCCTCTGAGGTTGCTGGGGGAGAGGAAGAAGCTCCTGCTGCGGTAGCTGCAGAACCTGACGATGTAGAACTTCCTGAAGAAGAACGGGAGATAGAGACTGTAAGTGCCTCTCCACCTGAATTCCGTACTCTTCATTCTGATGAACTTCCTCAACGTGAACCTTGGGAAATGCCAGATTCTTTTCAGGAATTTAAAGAACGAAGAAGTCAATCGGCGCAAGTTGGTTCTGATAAATATCAGAAAAATGAGGAACAGAGAGCAAAGATTGCTGAACAGTTTGAAAGTGTTGCTAAAGATTTAGAAAATAAATTACAAAAAGTAGAACGTAACCATCAGCCATTTTTAGGCAGTTCGATTGATATTTCTAAATTAACTGTTGATTCTATTGAACATGTTGGTTTTACCGATGGTGAAGTGCAGGGTTCACCACATCAAACAGGTTTAGGTGTTAATTCTGAGGGTAATTTCACTGTTACTATAGAGGGAAAACCCTTTATTTATAAAATTGCTGAAGGAGAAAATCGAGCAGAACAACTGGCTTATACTATTGATAGAGCTTTAGGATTAAATATTGTTCCATACGTTAAAGCTCATAATATGAATGTTGATAAGTTAAATGAAATTTTTAGTAAGGCTCAAAATGAGAATATACCTCCCAATATTTTAGATGATTTACGAGAGAGAACTGTAGGAGCAGAGTCAGGACATTTTCAAGAATTTTGTGAAAACTGTATTACTGACTCTGATGAAAAACAAGAAGCTATTGCTGATATGTTACTTAGTAAAGAAGGTAGAGAAGAATTTATTAAACTAGCATTGTTAGACTTTGTTACAAGTAATCCTGACCGTCATTCGAATAACTGGATGGTTACGAAAGATAAAAAGATTTTAGCTATCGATAATGGTTATGCGGGGGAAGGTGACAGTGTTTTACCTTTCGATGACACAGCTAAGATTACAGTTACTAAGTCTGGTGGCGTAAGAACTGGGTTTCCTTGGGGAGTACATGAAGCTGTAAAAGCTGCACTTATGGATGATCCAGACAGGAATCCAGATTTATCTGCAAGTTTTCATCAAGATAAAGTTATGCGTAAAATTGTTAATAACTTAGCTGCTGAAGTCGCAACTACATTTGATAACTATTTTAAAATAGATAAAATGAAAGAGGCTTTAGGTGCTATTAATTGGAAAATAGCTACTACTGATGATTTAAAGCAAGTAAAAGAACAATTTATTGAAGCAACTACTAATAATCTTAAATCGGCTTTTGCGGCCCCTTATAGTGGAGGTGGTGGTTGGTCAGGGGAAACTTCATTTTTGACTGATAAATTCTCAACAATGGAAGACTCTCCTCCTATTCTTAGAGAACTTGCGGGGGAAGTAGAACAGTGGGCTGGGGACTTGTTAGACCGTTTTCGTGGTTGGGTTAAGTTTCCTAAACAATCTAAAATTACTTCACAACCTGACGAACCTGGTGAGGAATTTGCAGGGGATACACCTCCTGAGATGCAAGGTGGCCCTCGTCAAGGGCGTAGAGGTAGACGTTAAATGTCTGTTGTAACTATTTATAATCAAGGAAAACTTCAATATGTTGTTTTGCCTTCTCGTGAAGTAGTTTCTAGGTATCCTGATGATGATGCTCGGTCAATTCAGAATGCTGAACAGTCTCCTTTATGGAGTAATAAAGAGATACGAAAGCGTATTCAAGCCGAAGGCACTAAGTTTTTTAAATATAATGCGGATAAATTAGATAAATCTCTTAGTATGGATGACTCTAATGGGAAGATGTCAGATGGGTTTTTCCTGTATCTAGCATATAAACGTTTTCAGAATCAACAGAGTCAAGCATATTTTATAAAAGATGAGGATGTAAATAATTTACTTCGTTCCCCATCAACAGATGATATTAAGAAGAGTCAAGATTTTTCTAAATTATTAGTTTTAAATACTGCGGTAGAGTATTTAGTTAAAGCAAAACATGGTGAAAAGTTAGAATACTTAGGGCCGGGGGAAAATCCACCTGGAGATACCAAAGTACATACGACGAGCCGTGGCGCACATGGATATTACCCATCAGAAGTAGATCAACAGCCAGTTAAGCCTGTAGGACGTGATTTAGAACCTGAAGGTATTAGAGAAGTTGCAGGAATTCAGGCTCCTGAACTAGATGTTGATGATGACGATGACGACGATGAAGAAGAACGGGTCAGAGGTCCAAAAGAAACAGATGAATCTTTTGTGCAAAGGATGCAAAAACAAGGTTTTCGACCTGTTGAAGAATTAATAAAGAAATTCTCAAAAATAACGAAAGAGGAGAAAGACAAGTTAATCCGTGAAGCTACGTTAGCTGGACAAGGAGATGGTACTGATAAAACATTAATCACTCCTAATGTCGTTATCACTAATGAAGAAGGGAAACCTATTCAAATCACTACTGGTGATGGACAGATTCAAGCTATTCAAATCTATGACTCACAACATCCAGAGAGGGGTGGGAAGAAGCATCTGTATTTTAACCCTAGTGTAAAAGATCCTACGAATAAAGACAGGCATCAAGTTGAATGGAGAGATGTACAGGGACATACGAATAAAACTTATGCTATTGCGTATACCAAGGGTCAAGCAGTAGCGAAGTTTAATCGAACCAAACGTTTAAATGCTGTTATTCCCAGGATTGAAAAGCGTTGTTCACGAGATATAACTAATTCAGCTACTCCTGCTCGTACTAGAGACGCAGCATTAGCTGTGGCAATCATTCACGATACTTTTCGTAGAGTTGGTAAAGGTAGGTCTAAAGTTTATTGGGATGGCAAAGACGGACGACCTGGACCGAAAAAAAATAAAGATGGTAAGTTTATTTATGAGTACACACCTACTTTTGGTGTGACAAGTATGCAAGCGCAGCATATCCAAGTTAAAGGAAAAAAGGTTTACCTAGAATTTTTAGGTAAAAAGGGTAAATTAAATCAAGTTGAAGTCACTGATGATGTAGTTAAGAAAGAATTAATAAGTCGTAAGAAAGCTAGTAAGTCTAAGACTGATAAGATTATTGACGTAACAGAACCCACTGTTAATGCGTATATAAAAGATATTTCTGGTGGAGATTTTACTGCTAAAGATTTTCGTACTTATCATGGAACTCGGATTGCTGCTGATGTAGTAGTTAAGATAAAGATTCCTAAGATTGATAGAGCTAAATTTAATGCGGCGATGCAACGTAACGTTATTAAGGGTATTATTACTAACGCTCAAGAATGGAAAGAAGCTGCATTTCTATTTGCCATGAAAGTTCATGCCAAAGCTAAAGCAGACTTAGTTGGTGAAGTTGTGGCAGCAAGGCTTAATAATACCAAGGGCATTGCTATAGATAAATATATCAATCCTGAAGTCTTTAGTGATTGGCATAGTGCTTTTGAAGCTGAAACACAACAATTGATGAGAGCTAGATTTCCTAAAGATGCTGTGAAACTTGCTCAAGATTGGGTTTCTGCGCTAAATAAGAAGAATTACGAAGGCAAAGGGTTAGATAATCCTAGAAAACCTAAAAATTGGAAGAAAGGAGATGTCGTGCCTGCAGGAGTAGTACCTAAACCTAAAAAAGCTAAAGGAAAAAATTAAGTAATGTCACCTACTAGCTGGAAACAATGTCGTCAATGTTTTCGTAAACAGTCTAGAAGGCATATCGGAGACTATTGTGGGCCATGTGAAGCTAGTCAGCGTAAAAAGGCTAAAAAGGCTAAAAAACAAGCTCAAAAATAGTTGACATTTGGTGTCTATCTTTAGTATACTTATAGTCTGAGGTAGTGCAATGGCGAAGGATGATCAAGCTTTACAGAACCTTTTCAATACCGTTCATTACAATGAACGTTATATTGATGCGAAGGAAGATGTAGGGGAGATAGAAGTTCCCGAAGAAGACGAAGATGAAGTAACCCTGTCTCCAGAACAACAATTAGCTGAAATGTCAGATGATGAATTTGATACATTTTTAGAAGCTCATTTTATAGCGAAAAGAAATAGATGATCATTGAACCAAAAGTTTTTCTTATTGGCGAATCTATAGTTAATAAGGAAGGTCTTAGTGCCTTCCTGACGCATTTAGGTGTACCTGAATGGACTTCTGATGCAGGTACTGACATAGAACTTTTAACAGAAGTGTATGGACGTGCTTGTTATAAATCTTTTGGTACTGATTTAAATCCTAATATCACACGAGTAAGATCTTCCAATCATGCCTATATTTCTAATATTATAGAAAAAGGTGATGGCTCAGTCTTAGAACATGGAGTTGTGAATTTCTTTTTCTGTGATGTAAGCCGGGTATTTACACATGAATTAGTTAGACATCGTGTGGGAACGGCTATGTCTCAGGAGTCTTTACGGTATGTAAGGCTTACTGATTTAGATTGGTATGCTCCTATATGTATTCAAGAAGATAGTCAGGCTATGTCTATTTTTGCTAAGACATTTGAGGAACTATCTGCTCTTCAAAAGGAAATGGCTGAATTATTTGAATTAGATGCACCTGGTTCCTTTGATAGAAAAAAGAAAATAACTTCGGCTATGCGGCGAATTGCTCCAATTGGACTAGCTACGAATATAGGTTGGAGTTGTAATATTCGGACTTTACGTCATGTTATTGAGATGCGTACTTCACCTTGGTCAGAAGAAGAAATACGTTTAGTTTTTGCTAAAGTTGCTGAAATAGCTATTAATAAATGGCCTAATCTATTCAAAGATTATAATATGGAAATAATTGACGACTTGCCTACTTATACTACGGTGAATCGTAAGGTTTAAATTGGTAAAATATGCTATATTGTAAAGGTCATATGGATAGGACGATGCCTGTGCCACGTAATATCAAGTCTATGGAATTATCTTCAGAGAACATTGATGATCTTCTTTGCCATATATTAGAAACAATAATGGTATATGAATATCCTACTCCTTCTATTTTTTCTGCCCTAACTCGATTAAGTATAGTTAGTTTTTTACGAGGGCGGGACGTGCAAAAAGATCTTGAATTAGTTGCAGTAGATGTGTTTAGACAGTTAAGTGAATTTTCTCAGCAAGATTCTAAGTATGATTGGTTTGTAGACTGGTCGAAAAAATTAGTAAATACCCTTAGTTCACGGAAGGTTGAATGATTTATTGTAATATCAATGAATGTAAAAATTGGTTACCGTTGCAGGAAATTCATCACATGAAGAATAAGCCTGGGTTTAAGCCTATTGGTAAACTTGATGAATATAGAGGCCGCTGTAGTTTTTCTGCTATTCAAATTAATTCTACTACAGCTATAAGTCTTCATACTAAACAAATATTAGCCGTCTGTGGTAGTTATAATACTAGCTCTCCTAAGACTTTTAAGTGTGACGAGAGTCGGTGTTTACATTATATAGATGACAATAAATGTGACAAAATTAGATATGAGGAGGATTTATACATAGATAAGACGACTGCTTTTATAGGGGCGGAGAAGACAGAAGTGCCTAGGTGTAAGGTATTTGCTCATCGTTGGCGAGAAAATGCCTTTGATTGGGGAAAAGCGGCTCAAGGGATATTTTAATATTCAATACTTTTAAATTTCATAAATAATATTTATTTGTTATAATGGAGGATAATATGTCAAAGTTTCCAGAATATGGGGAAGGAGACTTTTCCTTGATGGTAGACCCTTTTACCGGACGAGTAGCTTTAATCTGCCCCGCTCCGATAATCGCTTTTGATGACATAGGTGAATTTAATGAATGGGTTAATGGTTTACTAGATGCCATTCCTCAAATTACTCTGTCTTTAAATGCTACGCTGAATAAGGCTCCTGAGCTTCCTATTACACAGGATTATGCTTCTACGGTGATTGAAACATGGCAAACACAGATAATGGAAAGTTTGGGAAAAACCCAAAAGAAGACTGGACGAAAAAAATCCGTGAAGAATCCAAAAGGCTCTACGAGCGAGGAATAACTCTTGTCTCAATAAGTGAGCAACTTGGAGTCCCATTTGAGTTGCTCACTTCTTGGCAATTTATGGAACAATGGGATGTTTTACCAGAGACATTAATTATTGGGGAGGATGCATTTCCTACTGCTATAGAAAAAGTAGAAATCAATCCACCTGAGTCTATTTATAATCAAACTTCTACAGATTTAACTAATACAGCTAATGCAAAGCTTTTAGAAGGATATGAATTAGTAAGTAATGTAGCTCAAGAAGCTATATTAAATGAAAATATAAAATTTAAAGATAAAAAGCAGGCTTCTGAGGCTCTTATTGAGAGTTTAAAGGGGCAAGTTTCTTTGTTAGGTGCTGACTTATCTCAGCAATTCTTATTAGATGTGGCGCAGATAATACGTGAAGAAATTACAGACCAAGAAGTTCTCCAAAGACTCGGAGTCAAACTCACAGCCCTTGGTAGACTTTACAATACTAGGATCGCTGCTCCAAAATCCTAGTACTGAGGATACTGAGGACTTACCTGAGTCTGATAGTGTTTGGGAAACTGAACCAGTTGACTTAGAAACTTTCCTATATGGAAAGGACTATCTTGATTTATATATGAGGCTATCTCCACCTCAATTAGAGTTTGTGGAAAATACTTCTAATATATTTAATCCTCCTTTCTATACTGAAAGTGTGCTAATGGCTGGACAAGGTTCTGGTAAGGATACTTGTTCTATTTTAATTGGTTTACGTATTGTCTATTTACTTCATTGTTTGAAGAGTCCTCAACGTTATTTTGGAATGGATAGTAATGGTTTTATTGACTCCATTAATATTGCACAGAACGCTGACATCGCCCGAAATATATATTTTTCTACGCTTTCTAATATTCTTCGAACTGCTCCTTTATTTTCTGATTCTACTCTTTCTTATCATATCCCTGCCCGT